GCTGGTGGTGGTCATGATTCTGATCTCTTCGTTGGTTGGTTGAGTGAGTCGCTTGCTGCGATGAGTGTTACCGTAGCGTCATCGGCATGAAGCGCAAGCCCCTTGAGTCTGTTTTTCTAAAACTTTTCGCGTGGGGCGGCGCAAGTAAGGCTTAGACGCAGTAGCCCTCGTCGATCATGACGTTGAAGCCTTGATCTTCGCCCGCTGCGCGGCAGCGGTTGAGCAAGCCCTCGACGACCGATCGGTCGGCGAAGCGCTCGGTCACGCACTCGCCGTTGAAGACCCAGACGGCCTCGACGTAGCGGCTGCCGCCTCCGTAGTAGTTGTCCCTGCCGCGGCGGCGACCGCCATACTCGCACACGTCGTGGTTGAAGATCACGGCGAGCTTCTTCAGCCAGCGCAGCGAGGCCATGACCTTCTTGCGGTCGATGCTGGTCTGCTCGGCGATGTTGCTGGCGGTGCCGCATTGCATGTTCGCGACGGCTTGGAAGACGGTGACGTGGTTCGGGTTGATCTTGCGGGTGGTCATGATTCTGATCTCTCAGTGATGGGTTGGGGTGAGTCGCTTGCTGCGATGAGTGTTACTGTAGCTCCGCCATCGGCAGCTTCAAGCACCTTGCCTCTGTTTTTCTAAAACTTTCTCGCGTGGGGTGACGCAAGTGCCGCAACTGCGGGAGTTACGGCATTATCAGACCGCTCAAAATCCTCAGACTTCGGCGCGTGGGCGCTTGATCCAAGTGGCCCGAAAGCCGCGCCAACCGTTGGTTGACTGCACCGACATCGCGTCAGCCAGAGTCAGCCCGACCTTCTCAGCCTCGTCACGGAGCGCGTCAACCACACCTTGCGACGTGCTGGCACGCAGCGTCTGACGGTAGCTGGTCCACTGCGACCAAGTCGAACGCGGCACGTCATCTGGGCGACGAGCAGGCAGCGGCGCTGGGTCTGGCTTTGTCACGTCCTCAGACGCCGCAGGAGCCGCTGTGGCGGGCTTTGGCGTCGCCTGCTCTTGCTGCTGCTTCTTGCGCTCTCGACACAACCTGACCCGCTCTGCGGTCGCCTGCTGCTTCTTGGTGCGGCGGTCGCGGTAGTGGGGATGATTGCAGACAAACCAGCCGCCCGGAACCGGCAGCACTCTGGCGGCGGTGGTCCCGTCATCCTCGACCTCTTGCAGAGCTTGTATCGCCTGCTTGACTTGGGACTTTGTAAGGTTCGCCAGCTTCGCCAACTCGTCAAGGTCAGCTTCAACGATGCCGTCAACGTCAGAGACCGCAAGCATGGTGAGCCACAGAAGACGGACGTGGTCAGGCTGCTTCCAAATGGGTGAAGCGACGATGCCGCTCCGAAGTTTTGATTGAGTTGTCATGATTGATGATAGGGGTTGATCTCGTAACGGTAGCGCAACCGCTACCGAAACCAAAGAGCAAACTGGTCAGAACACGCGGAAGAAGAACAGCGGCGCGACCGGGTTGACTTGCCCAAAGTTGTCGAATCCTGACGGTGGCCACTGGTTGCCGTTCTGGGTGTAGAGGTAGCAATCGAGCAGCAGCGTTGGGTAGCTGTTGGCTGTTGACTGCACGTAGGGCGTGAAGGTCCACGGGTTGCGAGGAAGCAGCACCAGATACATCGGCAGCGTCGCGTTGAACGGGAAGAACTCTGCCTCAACGTCGAACTCGACATACAAGCCGTCGATGCGAGTCAGCACAGCCATCAAGCCGCCGCCGTCTTCGACGAACTCCAACTCAATGTAAAAGCCGCCGAAGCTGGTGCTGCCATAACGCTCACCAACCAACTGAGATTCATACTGCGGCATCGCCGCAGTGGGGCCAAGCTCAGTTGTTGTCTCTTTGCAAGCGAACAACGCCAGCAAAGCGAGCAGCATCAAGCGAGGTCGCGTCACAGTCTGACCACCGAGATCCGTGCCATGTCCCTGATGCTGATCCCGACAGCGCGAGCGACCCGAACTCTGACTTCTTCGTCAGTATAGTCGTGAATGCACTTCTCGTAGATCGTCTCAGTTGCGGGCTCTTTGTCTTGCCATCGGTAGTCGATCGCAACTGTGCCAGCCATCACGTTGACCTTCGCGCTGCAAGACAACAGCACTTCAACGCCAGCCAGATCAGGGCCGCCGTGCGGCTTCTTTGAACTCTTCTTCTTCGTCTGCTTCGGGGTCTTCATTAGTCCTCCACCAACTCGCTTCCGGCTGCGGTCTTCGCAACCGTCAACACGTCATTGAAATCGCCACAGTCCAAGCTCCGGTGGTCCACCATCCAGATCTGCTTGTCTCGGCTCCTGCTCGCCATGAATGATACCAAATCTTGAACGCCTTCGACGTTCAGATGATTGGTCGGCTCATCCCAGACTTCTAATGCTGGCGGGTTAGCCATGCGGGAGCGGATCAAGTTCGCCAGCCCCACTGCACACGCAATGCGGAGCCGTTGAGACTCGCCGCCGCTCCAGCATTCCCACGCTACCGGCTCAGGGTTGGCCGGGCTGTTGACCATGATGTCGAAGCTCTTGCTGACCGAGCCTGACTTGGTCTCACGCTCCACTGAGAACTTGATCGACCAACCGCGCAAGCCCAACTCGACGAGCGCACTGTTGACGTAGACCTCGAACTCATCGAGCGCCTGCTCAACAATCCAGAGCCTGACTTCTTTGAAGAGCTTCGGCCAGTCTTTGACCAGTTCGCTCTGCGTTCCCCAGTCATGCAGAGCAGCATTCGCTTCAGCAGCTTTGGCTTCGAAGACCTCGATCTTGATGTCAACGTCATCAAGCAAGTCGGCAATCGGGCTGACTTCGTTCTCAAGAACTTCGCGTTCACTCAACGCGTACTGCAAGCGCGATTGACTGCGCTGCGCTGCTTGCCTCTTGCCAAACATCTCTGAGTCAAGCTGCTCAACCTTGTGGCCTACGTCGTTGGCTTCTTGAACGCGCTCGCCTTGGATCTTCTCCGCGACGCTCAACTTGTCTGCCAACCTTTCACGCTTTGCCTCGCAGTCTTTGAGCGCTTGCTCAGCCTTGTCGGCTTTGATGTGCGCTGACTTCGACAGCTTTGAAACTTGGTCCTCAGTCACTGACTGACCGCAAAGCTCGCAGCCCGTGTGCAACTCTGCGATCTCGTAGAGCCGCTTGACTGCTTCTTTCTTGTCACGCTGCAACGCCTTCTCTTCACCGCGAAGAGTTGCTTGCTGTTGCTTGATCGTCGAGACGCGGATGAACGCTGCGTCGCGGTCTTCGACGACGCTGCTGTAATACAACTGCGCCTCAGAACAAACTCGCGTCGCTTCGTCAGCGATCAACTCCAAGTTGTTCGTCAGTTCTTGCTGGTTCTTGATGCGCTCTTCGCAATCTTCGATCTTCTTTGAGCGCTGCGCGTCTTGTTGCTTCAAGCGAGCCGTCAGTTGAGTCTTCTGCTCATTCACAGTCTCAAGCTGCTTCTCAACGCCATGCGCTTCGCGCTCAGCTTTGCGGAGTTCGTCGTCAATCTCGCGAGCGAACTTGTTGGCTTCATCTTGCGCTGAAGTCCAGATGTCGAGATCCAAGACATCCGCCAACAGGTCGAGCCTCGCCGTCGCTTTCATGTCGGCGAATGTTGTGCCGAACTGACCCATCAACACCGTCTGCAAAAAGCGCCCGTAGTCGATTCCAAGCAGCTTGTCGATTCTCGCTTGTTCAACCTCAACGCCGTCAACTTGCAGATGAATCGGTCTGCGTGTGCGCTCGATTACTCGAACGACGTTGTCAATCTCAAGCGTGACCATGACGCGAGTTGGTTCCTTCGAATGCCAAGACTCAACTGACGGGCCATGCAAACCCCTAGCCGTCTTGCCAAAGAACGCCCAACAGATGGCGTCCCAGAACGTTGACTTGCCCGCGCCGTTTGCACCGAGTGACGGCTCTTGCCGATTGTCCCCGCGAACTAAGAACAAGCCGTTCTCAGCTTTGAAGTCAAACGTCTGCTCCGTGTTGAACGACTTGAAGCCTTTGATGGCCACGCTTTGAAGTTTCATGGCTTCACTGCCCTCGGCTTATGGCTGCTGCAAGTATGTCTTCACCCATCCAAGCATCACGCTCTTCGAGCGCCTTGTATCGGCAGAAGTCTTGCAGGATGTCTTGTGGCGACTTGTTTGATTGCGTGTCAGCAGCGACCTTCAAGGGCGCACTGACGGGCTCATCTGTTGGCAGCAGTTCAACGGAATGAACCTTGCCACCTTGGCGCTCGATCTTGGTCACGATCGCTTGCTTGATCTCATCCCATGCAGCGAACTCTGCACGCTCAAGAGACACGCGAACTTTGACTTGGTCGCCAGCGTTGATGTCGAACGACTCAACCGCGCTTGTGACATTCAACGCCAACTTGCGAATGGTCGGCACTGAGATTGTTCTGAAGTCAGTGGCGTCTGCACCGAGCGCCAAGACCCGACCATCATGATCGTCGCCAAACGTGATCGGGTATGGCGTCCCGATGTAAGTGACATCGCCGATCTTTTGCGGAACGTGAATGTCACCGCTCAAGACCAGACCGTCAAAGCCGTGGTCAGAGAAGAACCGACTGCTGACGCCGCCCGTCAAACGATGGCCACCGCCTGCGTCTGCGCCGTCGAAGGTTTGATGACAACAGATCAAGTCGATCTCACTCGGCTTCCAATCTTCTGACTCAACCAACACCGTCCAGTCTTGGCTTGGTGTTCGAGTGTGCGGCAAGAACAAGACGTGCAGGCCATCAACGTCAACCAGTTCGGGCTGAGTGATGAACGTGATGTTCTCGATCTGATCGAGGAAGCCAAAGAAGGGGGTCGCTGGGTCAATGTAATCATGGTTCCCCTTCAAGACGTAGACCTCACGATCAAGAGCAACCAACTCACTGACCATGCGGTCAACCAGAGCCGCGCTGTGACCGTCTTTGGCGTCTGTGATGTCGCCAAGAATCAGCAGCGGCTGCGAACTGTCATCGCTCAACACTTCGCGCAACCAAGGGAACAAGTCCCATCGGTAAGCGTCACGCGGGCGATCCGTCAAGTGAAGGTCAGTTGTCAGAATCATCGTCAGAGTCCAGCAGATACCACTGACCATCCTTCGGGTCTTGCCAAATCCGTTCGCCGTCTTCGTTGACTTCATCAATCGCAGCGAACGAGCGAAGCGCGTCTTCGTCGCCGAGCACTTGTTGAGGGATCACCAGCAACGTGTCCGTGATCCACTCAGGCATCGGCTTTATCTGATGGCTCTTGAACATCTCGATGAAGCATGAGTTGCACCGAGCACGCGCCTCTTGAGCCGTGTCGAAGATTTGATACGGCCCGAAGCCGTGACGACGAACAACGGTCGCTTGGTAGCGAACAGCGAAAGGTTGGGTTGGTTTCATGTGCTCCATATACGCAAGACAGCGCAAGGCTGAGCCATCTTCTGGCTCAGAAGCTCAAGAAGAAGCCCGTCGCAGTTTCGATGGCTGGCTTGAGTTGATCCCAGCAGATCGCCGCGATGTCGCCGCGCTCGGTGACCTTCGCGCCGCGCACCGACTGAAAGCGCACGTCGTAGAGATCGAGCGCGTTCAGCGTGATCGTGATGTGCGTGGCCTTGTTCTTCGCGCCGCGCCCGATCTTGAAGGTCAGACCGTTCTCGACCGCGACGAAGTTCTTCGCGCCGATCATCACGGCGAGACGGCGAGCGCCGCCCAGTTGGTTGAGGATGGTCTCGGCGATTTGCTGGTTGGTGGTGGTCATGATTCTGGTCTCTCAGTGATGGGTTGGGGTGAGTCGCTTGCTGCGATGAGTGTTACCGTAGCGTCATCGACGAGAGTGTCAAGCTACTGTTCTCTGTTTTTTCTAAAACTTTCTCAGCCGTCTGGCTGCTGGCCTTTCGGGAGCCAGAGCCAGCGCCGACCCGAGAGTTCTTGAGAGTCCCCAGGAGCCTCTGAGAGCCCGAGAACGTCCAAGACGTAGCGTAGGGGGTAAGACCGCTCGACAAGCCAGCAGGAGCCCTCTGGGAGCCCCTGAGACCAGACAACGACGTGGGTGGCTCGATCCATTAGACAACCGCCCACTGACGGCGGCTGGCCTTGATGACCGGAGCCATCGAGTAGCGTCCTTCGGGAAGGCAAGTCTCTTGTCCTTCCCAGATCTCGATCTTGCGGCGGACGACCATGCCGTTGATGCCGCGGACCCAGACCGAAGCCGCGGTGCGGCGGATGATCTCGTAAGCGAAGACGCACTCAGAGTCGCAGATCGAACGAGTCGTGTAGGTGCGGCCAGCTTCGAAGCGGATGATCTCGTTGTTGGTGGTGGTCATGATTGTGATCTCTCAGTGATGGGTTGGGGTGAGTCGCTTGCTGCGATGAGTGTTACAGTAGCATCATCGGCATGAAGCGCAAGCCCCTTGCCTCTGTTTTTTCTAAAACTTTCTCAGAGCCCGCGGCGGCGGATCTCGCCGCGGTAGGCTCGCAGGTCGCGCTGCTGGTTGCGGCGGGTCGTGCCCCAGCCAGCCGGGCGGTCGATCTGAAGCCGCGTGATGGTCGCCGCGGTGCGCTCGGCGTGGGCCAGCAGTTCGGCGTCTTCGAGCGTGCAGGCGTAGCTGTCAGCGCCCCAGCTTCCCGTGTGCTTGTAGACCGGGCAGCCGTAGCAGGTGCGCTGCTTGCCAGTCTTCGTGAAGTAGCCATGGCCCATCTGTTGCCGAGCCTTGTTCGCGGCCCGCTCTGACTCGTCGTCGCAGCCCAGCGCCAGCGCCTCGAAAGCGTCGCGCAGGTTTGCCAGAGCGGCGCGGTTGTTGGTCTTCGCGGCTTCGTTCCAGAGGGTCTGAAGGGCTTGCTCTTGGTTCGTCGTGATCATCGTTCTGGTCTCTCTGGTTGAGGGTTCTGCGCTTAGTCGATGATCTCAAAGCGGCGGCAGAGATCGATGGCCATCGCCTTCGCTTCGCGAACGGTCATGCCAGGAGTGCCGAAGACGCGGGTGCGGCCGCCATCCAACCAGCCCCCAAGGTTGATGCTCCAGATCATCGGCTTCGTCGTGTCGTTGCACTCGTAAGAGCCGCCCCAGGAGCAGCGGCGCTGCGGGTAGCTGCGGCTGATCCGGCAGAGCGTCTCGTATTCAGCAGTGACGAGGGAGAACTCGTTCGCGCTCTCGCGGTCCCACTTGGCGTTGATCTTGTTGCTGGCGTTGGTCATCGTTCTGCTCTTTTCGTTGGTTGGTTGAGTGAATCGCTCGCTGCGATGAGTGTTACCGTAGCGTCATCGGCGAGAACGTCAAGCCACTGTTCTCTGATTTTCTAAAACTTTCCGAGAGCCTGACCCTAAGTCCCCGCATTTTGGGGGGCTTAGGGCTTCCCGAGAGCCCGAAAGTTTCTCGGGAATCCTACTGGCGGAGGATCTCCCGAGCGTCAGAGACGAACACGATCGGCTGGAAGTCGTTCGAGCACTTGCTGAACTCGAACATGTCAGCCTTGCCCAAGTTGATGAGACCCTTCGCGCCGCGACCGCGCCGCGGAGCCCAGCCGCAGAACATCTGCTCAACCTTGGCTTGGTCGGCCCACTCTTTCTTGGTCATCGGCACGCGCCCATTGACTCGCTTGCGCTCGGCAAACGGAATGTCACTGCGGTTGATGGCTTGGCTCTCAAGGCGCTGAGCTTCCTTCTGACGGGCTTCTTCCAGCTTCGCGGCCCGAGCGTCAGCGCGAGCTTGCGTGCGCTCCTGGGCGGCTTGCGTGCGCTCCTGAGCGGTGCTGCGCGGCAGCAACGGCTGGCCGTGCCGTGACTCTTTGAGACGCAGCAAGAAGGCTACGTGGTCTCGCATCGCCCGAGCTTGCCTTTGCTGCTTGAGCAGTTCGTCCTCCTGGGCTTCTTCCCAGGTTCTGCGCTCCCACCGCCACGCTTCGCTGGTCCGAACGAGCTTCTCGGCGCGGTGCGCTTCCCAGTCTGCGCGGTTGGCGCGAGCCGTGATCGTGCGCTTGCCTGCGATGCCGCTGCACCAGATGGCTTGGAACTGCGGGTTCTTGACCTCGATGTCAACGAAGTCGATGTCGCTGACTTGCAGCGCTTCGATGCGCGACGCGCTACGGTTGAGCCAGACGACCGTGCGGTCAAGGATCTCAACCGACTCTTCGACGGGCAGTTCATCGCTGCCATCGCAGGTGCCGTTGAAGAACCCGTATTCGACCGTGTAGCCGTGCTTCGCGAGTCCCTTGGCCTTGCGTGCGTGCGTGCGACCGCAGACTTGACAGGTGCCGTTGTGAGTTGCTTTCGTCATGATTCTGATCTCTCTGGTTGGTTGGGTTGTTCGCGTGGGGCTTAGGCCAGCGGCGGACACGGCGTGACCGGCAGCGCTTCAAGCTCCGCAGGGCTCAGGTTGTGGCCGAAGCCCTCGCAGGCTTCGCACTCGGGAATGTTGATGTCATAGCAGCCGAAGCCCTCGCAGTAGGTGCATACGGCAGCCGTCGGCACCTCGACGGTCCCGAACACGGGCACCCACCCGTTGTGACTGGTGCCGGTCTGGATCGTGAAGGTCTTGGTGTTGGTGTTGGTCATGATTTTGATCTCTCTGATTGGTTGTTGGGGTGAGTCGCTTGCTGCGATGAGTGTTACTGTAGCGCCATCGGCGAGGGGCGTCAAGTCACTGTTCTCTGACTTTCAAACTTTCTCGCCGGGCCAGTTGTGGACCTCGAAGCCTTCCTGCACGCGCAGCTTCGCGGCGTCGTTCGCAACCTTTTCGATGGTGCAGTTCCAGGTCCAAGCGATCAAGCCCGCTGTCATGTCGTGCAGGTTGTGTTCGTGGTCGTCGCTGGCAATGTTCAACGCGAACATCTCGACAGCCTTGGCGTAGCTGGGGCGGCGGTTGGTCATGATTCTGATCTCTCTGGTTGGGGGTTGAAGGGAAGGTCTTACAGCGCGGCGCGGATCTTCGCGGCTTGGCGCTCGGCGGCGGATACCATCCGCTCAATGCGGGTGTCGCAGAAGGCCGTGCCGTAGTCGCTGGCGTCCTGCTGGCGCTCTTCGATGTTGTAGTCAGCAGCAGCCTCGACCCAGTCAGCGAGCGCTTCCAGCGCCTCGGGCGTGCCCTCGACGTAGGTGGCTTGGATGTTGACCGCGCCCGCGTCGGTGTCGATCTCGCCCTTGCCGCCGCAGTCGATCGCCAAGGCCACCGAGTGAGTGTTGATGCCTCGGACGCGAACGACTTCGTCGAGTTCGTTGACCTTGTCGTCGGCCTTGCAGAAGGCGGCGTGAAGAGCGAAGTACTCTCGCTGCTGGTCTTCCGTGAGGTCGTTGAGGTTGCGCCCGTTCGCCATGTGAGCCGCCCGGAAGGCGTTGAACTGCGCGAGGGCTTCGTCAGCGGCGGCAAGTGCGATCTTCTTGGCGTTGGTCATCGTTCTGGTCTCTCTGGTTGGGTCGCTTGCTGCGATGAGTGTTACCGTAGCGTCATCGGCATGAAGCGCAAGCACCTTGCCTCTGTTTTTCTAAAACTTTCAGGCGGGTGCTGCGTAACCCCCGCATTTTTGGGGGGTTACGGAATGCCTGCGGCCCCTAAAAATCAGCGAGAATCGCCAGATCCCTTGAGAACGCCGCGGTCTTGCCGGTCTTTGAGCTTGGCCAAGTTGCCCTTGGCTACGTCGGCAAGGTTGAGTTCGAGCACCGTGCAGATGTCCGACAGATACCACAGAACGTCGCCCAGTTCGGCTGCAATCGCAGATCGGAACTCGGGCGTGAAGACGCCTTCGCTGTCACGCACCAACTTCTTGACCTTGCCAGCGACCTCACCTGACTCGTCACAAAGTCCCGTGGTCGCGTAGAGCAGGCGAAGCACGCGAGCCAAGCCCTCAAGCGGCAGACCATCAGGTCCGACCAGCTTGAGAGCCGCTTCGTCAGCCGGTCCAGACGTTTCACGCGCCCGGACTTGGTAGTCCATGAACCCAGCGTTCAACGTCAGACTCCGGGGATCGCTCTCGCGACCACAGATGACAACACCTTGGTCATGTAGTCTGACACGACTGACGTGACGTGCGCTTGCTCCGCAGCAGCCAAGCCACGCGCCGCCGCTTCGACGTGCGCCATCTCGACTTCAGCTTTGGGGTCGCCCACCATCATCATCGACTGAACGCGAACCATGTCTTGCGCTAGCGCAGCAACCAACTGTTGCTTGGCAGGGTCTTCGTATCGCGACTTGAGTTCACCAAGAACTTCATCAACCTTCGGCATCTCCATCACTTCGTTCCTCCATTCACAAGAGCTTCATGCGCCTTGATCGAGTCACCCCAAGTCGCCACAGTGCGACCGCGGCGATCCTTCGCAGCTTGATCAAGCGTCGGATCAGCCTTGACGTATTCAAGATACTCAGGCGCGATCACGTCATGATACAAACGCTCAGACGCAACGAATGATTCGCTCGGGCTTGCACAAGATGCAAGCAACCCGAGCACGACAACAGCAAGTCTCTTCATAGCAGGTGCAGTCTTCCATACTCCGCAATCAACAGCGCGTCTGCGGTTTGGTTTGTGATCTTCAAGCCGGGAAACCTGCGCTGCGCGGCGTCTCGACTGACCTTCTTGTCCCCTCCGGTTCGGCAGTTCAACTTGCCTTGCCAAACTGAAGGGGGCACAAGCTCGTAACGAAGTTTGCAGGCAACAAGCGCCATGTGCAAGGCACCAAACGAAGCGCCGAACTTGAAGCTCGATGCGACGCCCTGCTTCGGCATCGCATTGACTCGTTCTAATACTCCCAAGCACGCGATCGGCGCAAGCACCTCAACTCGATCCCAGACCTCGCGCTCAGTCATGTTCTTGATCGGCCACGCCCAAGCGTCTGAGCCGCTCAAGACGTAGCTGATCGCTCCACTGGCAGAGCCTGGATCAATGCCCAAGACCCCGCCCTCTGGAAGTTGCTCGTCAGTCATCACCGATACTTTCTGCGGCGCGGTTTGAAGCCGTTTTCAATCTCCATCCACACTTGCTTGACCGCGTTGATGACGTTGGCCCGGTCTTGCTCATACTCTTCGTCGGTCAGCTTGCTGACCTTTGAAGATAGCTTCTTGGCGTCCTCAAGTGACATGCCAATCGAGTCAGTCCGCTTCACTTCAACCAACCAGTCAAGCCCAGCTTGCAGGTCTTCCACGCCGTAGCCAAACAACAACGGGAACTCGCAACTGCGGAAGGCTGGCCCGACCTTGTTCTTCTTGCACTGCGCTTTGACTCGAACGCCAACAGTGCGTTGAACTCCCTTGCTGGTTTTCTTGATCTGACCAAGATGAGCCAGCCAAAGCGCGTGCGTTGCGTAAAAGTCCAAGGCTCGACCGCCTGACCTTTTCAGCTTGTCGCCAAACGCGACGCCGATCGCATCACGCACCTGCGAGATGATCAACAACGTGACGTTGCTGCGCTTGAACCGTTGGATCATGCGCCTGAACAGTTCGCTCGTCTTCTTCTGTTTCGACTGGCCGTAGCTTCCTTGGTCGATCGCTCGCTTGGCTTCGTCGCGGTCGCTCAACGCATCGAACGAATCGATGATGTAAAGCGTCCGCACATCCTCAGCCATTCGCTTGTCAAGGTCTTCGAACACGTCCTCAACGGTGTCGATCCCATCAGGGAACTCGACGCGACCCAAAGGCAAACCAAGCGACTCGGCGTAGTCTTCATCGAACGCGGCTTCAGCTTCAACATAGACGATCTTGCCAGTCGGGTTCTCTAACGCGAAGTTGGCGCATGCTTCAATCGCCAAGAGCGTCTTGCCCGTGCTCTTGTCGCCGATGATATTCGCGACGCGGGAGTAAGCCCAGCCACCTCCCAACACGCAGTTCAGCAGCGTGCAGCCAGTGCTGAATGTCGCGGTCTTCGGCTCTTCGATGTCGTAGATGTCGGAAGATGCCGCGCCGTCAGACGGCGCGGCTCGCACCTTGCGGGCCTTGCGTTGCGCGGCCATTAGACGCGCCGCCTGCGGCGTCGAAGACCCTGGCTGACCTCATCGCGAAGGTTGTCACCATCGTCGTCGTGGGCTTCTTCGACCTCTTGAGTCGGCGCGTCGATGTCATCAAGCTCTTCAGACTTCACAGCCGCGGGCCGACCGCGTCGCGGTCTCGGTGGCGGCTCGTCATCTTGCTCTGGCTCGACCTTCGGCTCTGGCTTCGTCACAGAGCCTGCGAACACTTGCTCAAGATAGTCTGCGTCAAAGTAGTTCAGCAAGCTGGGCAAAGGCGCGTCAACAATCTGATCAAGCCAGTCATCAAGCTCGTCATCGTCTTCTGATATTGCACTTGGAGTGCGTGCAATATCGACGGCAGTGTACTGAGTGGTGAGACCTTGCCCAGACCGTTTGAAAGTTACGTCATACCCCTCTTCAGGGTGGTCGATCTTCAGCAAGCGACCAGTCTCAGCGTCGTCGCTGCGGTCAGCGATCTCAGCAGCCACCTTGGTCGCAGGCATCCACCAAACCATCGGTCCTTCGTGCTCGTTCTTGCGGTCGATCACGTAGGCGATGACACGCTTGACGGGGCGGATCTGTTTGGCGTCGTCTTCGAGACTAGCGGCAGCCAACCGTTCGCGCTCTTCGCAGATCGGGCACCGCTCGCCCTTCATCTTCTTCAAGCAAAGATACGTTGAGTTGTCTGCGCCGATTCCGTAGTGGACCCACACTTCATAGCCCCAGTGACGCGGCCCTTCATCGTCGCTCCATGTGCGAGGAAGAATGCGGACTCGATTCTTGCCGTCTTGGACCTTGAATGACTTTTGGTCACCCTTCAACGGGTTATCAAACCCGCCGCCACCTGAAGACATGCGACGCCCTGCGGCGGCGTCGTTCTCTTGATAGCTAAATGCTCTGCGCTTCGTCGGTCGTGCCATGATTCCTCCTTGGATGATGCACTTGACTTACTTGCTCTCCCCAACAATACGCCTGCGTCGGCGTCGTTGGACAACAGCTTCTTGAACTTCTTTATCTTCGTGCGGTCTTACCGGGGACCGATCGACGTGCTCAGACTGCCCGGCAACGGCTGCACCGTGCGCCAACTCCAAGTCAACCAGCTTGTGCAGTGCGTAGCCTCGCGACTTGACAGCTTCAAACCCCGCTTCCCATTCGCGAGTCAAAGTGACGAGCGCGTCGTAAGCCACAGTCGCTTCAATCACGTCGGGGTGCTCAGCGGCGAACTGGTTGGTGGCAGCCACAGTCGGCTTCTCAGTGGTCTCGCGGTATTGCTGCCGAGCGCGGTTCTCTGCAAGTTTGATCTCGTTCTTGGCTGCGTCACGCTGCGACATCGAAGCAATCTGCTTCATGCTGACTGCGTAGACCATCTCAGGCTGACGCATGAGTTCGAGGTCGAGTTGGTTCTTGTCGATTGCCAGCATGTCGCCCACGTCTTGCGGGCTGATCAGTTCAGTCATCTTCCACATTTGTTGTCTACCTTGTGTCGGTTGTAGCTCGCCCAGAACGGCCCAACGTGGACCATGAACGATCGGAGAGTTGGCCCAGTGTGAAGCTCCACGCCAATCAGCCAGCGCTTCAAGTTGAACCCAGATTGATATGAGTGGCGAGGATCAGACGCGCCCCGCCACCAGTTCCACAGTTGCATCATTCCTCGTCAAACAGCCTCGCAAGCGACACCATGACCGGGTGCATCGCAGCACCGATGCCCGGCGGGTAGGGGTCGCCAAAGACGCTCAAGATGGCTGCGGCACGTCGCCAGTCATGGCCCGTGCAAGCGCGAGTGAAGTAGTGGCAAACCACAACCCGAACTGCTTCGGCTGTTGCTTTGCCCTGGAGATTGATCACAACGCTGGCGAGAGTTTGAAAGTTGACGCCCTTCGACAACTTGCGGCAGAGGTCAATGATCTCTGCTTCGCTTTCGTTGCTCGAACCGTCAAGCAACTTTGCTGCCGCGCTCAAGTCAGAGATGAAGGGCTCGACTTTGCCAAGCGCGACAAGCGCGTTGCGCGGTATGCCTTGCGCGTGATCAACGATGAGTTCGAGCAAGCCGTCAGAAGCCGACCAACCCTGCTTCTCAACAACGCTGTCAAGCAAGCGCCACATCTCAGATTCAGGGATCGGGTCGAGCTTGAACTCTTGGCAACGAGAGCGGATCGAAGACGGAACCTTTGACCCCTCGCTTGTGCAGAACACCCACATCGTGCTTGCGGGTGGCTCTTCGACTGACTTCAACATCGCGTTCCATGCCGACTTGCTGAGCATGTGCGCTTCGTCGATGACGATGACCTTCGACTTGTTGCGCCCAAGCGGGCTGAGTTGCGCCAATCCAAGCAGCTTGCGAACGTCGTCAACTCCGGTGTGCGTAGCCCCATCAAACTCAAGACACTCGGCGTCGTTCTGATGACTTGCCACCAAGCGAGCCAACGTGGTCTTGCCGGTCCCTGGCGGCCCGGTGAACAGAAACGATCGAGACCGCTTCTGATCCAGCGCAGTTTGAAGCGCCTTCACTGTGTGGGGATGACCCACCACTTCGCTCCATTGCGAAGGGCGGTGCTTCAAGTGCAGTTCGTCCATGCCTACCAATACGCTCAAAGCAGGTCGGCGCTGCTCCATTCTCCGACTGCTTTCATGTCGCACAGGTCTTGCCCAACCTCAACTTCCACTGACAAGGGGACGTTGACCCACTCAGCTTTGAAGCTGAGTTGTTCTTCGACAATGGCGCTGATGGCATAGCTCAACTCAGACTTGGGCACGATGAACGTCAAGTCATCGTGAATCTGAAGCAACGGTGCCATCCACGGCTTGCCCTCTTCGCGTGACCGCCAGAACAATCGAACCATCGCATCAACGCAGATGTCCGAAGCCGCGCACTGGATGGGGGTGTTGATGACCATGTTGTAACTCAACGGACCCCACCGCCTACGACCCGTCAAGCTGCTGACGAACCCGCGCTTCTCATACTTCTTCCACTGACGCTTTTGCCACTGCTTGACGCCTGCGAAAGTCTTCCAGAACTGCTTGAACAGTCGTTCGGCGGCTTTCGAGTTTGATAGCTCCAACGTCGCGACAATGCTGCTCAAGCTCGAACCATAGAAAGCCGGAAAGACCCAACCGTTCTTCGCCTTGTGCCGTGCTTGCTTCGGCTCTTCTTTGAGCAGACGCTCGAACGCCGGATCAATCGTGGCGATCTTTGCAGCCCACTCTGAGTGAACGTCATACTGGTCTTCGATCATGCGAACCCAAGTTGGGTCGCAAGACTCCATCGCTAGAACGCGAGCTTCAATCTGGCCTTGGTCAACCGCAACGAAGACGTGACCGTCTGGCGCTCGTAGCTGCTTGCGGACGTGCTTGTTCTTCCTCTTCGGCCAGTTCTGGTTGTTCGGAGAGTCAGAAGCCAGACGGGCGGTGCGTGCGCGTGCGATGCTGAACTTGCAGTGAATCTTGCCGTCCGGGTAGACGTAACTGTCTTCGCTCTTTGGATCAAACCGATCGACATACGTGCCGAGCAACTTGCCCAGTCCCCGCATCTTGAGGATCTGATCAATCAACGGGTGCTTCTCTCGATACTGCTCAAGCACCGCCGCAGACGTGCTGAAGCCTCCTGAAGCCGTCTTCACGCCTGCGATGCCTACGCCCTCACCAAGCAACTTGCCGACTTGCTGCGGGCTTGATGGGTTGAACTGTTCGCCCATCTTCTCTGACCACTTGATGACGCTCTCGTCCGCAGCAATCGCACGCTCGACTTCAGAGATCTGTTGCTTGATGTCCGTCTCTAGCTTTTTGCGCTCGACTTCACTGATGGGAACGCCCATGGCTTGCGCGTTGACGATGGCAGGCACTCGCTCAATCTGTAGATCGTAGCTGGCACGCAAGCCCATCTCGTCGATCTTGACAATCAAACGCTCCCAGAGCTTCAAGCACCACTTGGCATCGAGCGCGTTGTAATCGAGAACGTCGTTGACTGGAAGTTCCCGCAAGCGGGTCACGTCTCGCGCTCCCGGCGTCATCGACTTGAGCGGAAGACCAAAGTGCTCAAGGCACAAGTCTTCAAGTCGGTGGCCCGCTGCGCCCATTCCAGGCGGCCCCGGATTCAACGCAAAGGCTGCTTGTTGAGAGCAGCCCCAACGCCCCGTGTGGATGTCCGCGCCCCATGTAGCAAGCGCCCACTCGTAGTCGTGAGGCAAGTTGTGACAAACGATCACGGGTGGCTTCTTGCCACAGCCAGGATCAGTGACGAACAGTGACTTGAGCAAGCCAAGAACCTCGCGGCGTTCTGGCGATCGCTTGTCGGCCCATGCTGTGCCTGGGTGGTCGATAGGAATCGCAAAGTGCTGATCGCCGTCGCTCAAGGCTATCGTCAACAACATCGCGTCGTGCGAATAGGGACGCAATCGATGGCTCTCGGTGTCCATGCCCAACGCTTCTGCTTTGCTCAGCACTGAAACCGCATGACGAACCGCGGCCAAGGTTGTGCATCGGTGGACGTTTGCAAGTGCGTCTTCCGATGACTCGACTTTGGCTGCATCGGCTTCGCCGCTGTCTACCTTGTCGGCAAGTTCGTAAGCGCGTCTGACATCTTGTTCGAAGAACCGTGCCCATTCTTGCGAGGGAACCTTGTCGTCTCGCGAACCTTCGATCTTGCAGATGAAGTCCGGGTGCAACGTCGGAGCGAACCAACATGAGTGCCCCCCGATGCAAACAGGAAACAGCTTGCCCCGCATCGCTTTGATGTTGGGCTTGTCTAACGGCAACGCCCACTTGAGAACAGACGGACCCAAGCCAAGAATCACATGCGGCTTGGTCGATGCGATTGAATCAACAATTGCGCCTCTGAAGCACTCAACCTCTTCATACTTCGGCACTCGACCATCCGGCGGGCAAGTCCGAACACAGTTATCAAAACGAGTCTCAGCCTCGCCCCATCGCGGCAACGCATCACGCAACAACTCGCCCGGTTGCCCTGCGAATGGAACCCCTTTGCGATCGTCTGCTTCGTTGGGGCAACCGCCCAACACGTAGACCATCGCGTCTTCTGGCCCGGTGCAAGGCATCTCAGGATTCTTGGCCTTGGGGTTCATGCCGCGCAAAGCTGACGGCCCGAGCTTGATCAAGTCCGCAGATCGAACCCTTGAACCCTTCTGGCTGCGCTTTGCTGCACGGGCTTCAGCGGCTGACTTCCGCGTAAAGAATCCAGCTTGCTTCATTCCGCTGCCATGCCCGCGAGCAAGCTGACGCCACGATCGTTCCAAGCTGCGAACACGCCATCACCGATCGCAACTCTGTCAGCGTCAGCAGATGCCTGGACCAACTTGGGAGCGCTGAAGTGCGCTTCAATGTCGGGATGGTCCATCGCCACCGACTGTTCAGAGACGCAACGCGAGCCGCCTGACAGTTGAATCGTGAGTTCGTTGTCGCTCACAGTCAACTTGCACTGATCTTCGCCCACCGTCTTTGAGACGTTGGCAACGCTGGTCAGTGCGTGGTTGATGTCCACGCCAAACGCCGTGTGCTTATCATGCTCGATTCTGTCGAGTGACTCTTTGATCACACCACGATACGCATCGACATCAGAACCCGCGAAAGTTCGCGAGAACAGATCGGCGTGGTCTTGGCAGAAGTAGGCAAACGAGTCGCCGAAGACTAACGCTTGCTCAGCAGAAGTCGGTGTTCTGGTTGACAGCACCGACTTCACAAAGCGAGCCGGGAGAACAGTTGAGCCGTCGTCACAATCGCAACCGCTCATCTTTACAGCAGACAGCGAGTGCATGTTCGTCGAAAACATCTCAACTGACCCGCCACTTGACGAGACTGTCACACCCGACAACTTGCCGTCAACATCATCAGCGTTCATGGTTCGCGCACACTGGCGCAAGCACGCATCAAGGTCTTCGTGACGGACGGTGACGCCTTTGGCTGTCGGCGGCGTAAACACCATCAAACTCTGATCAAGTAGTGGCAGGCGCAGCTTGGCACGACCGCAAACAAAAGTCACGACCTCATCGGCAACACTTGCCGAGACCGTCGCGCCCTTGCAACCGCTAAGCCACACCAACAACGGCTTGAACTCGACGCCACCTGCCAACTCGAAGTCACAAGCCGCAACAACTGCCAACTCGCCGTCATAGGTGGCTGCGCGAACCCCGTCAAAGAAGACGGAGTTGAACGCAGCCAAGGGAGCCTTCGAAGCGGCTGCGGGCTCGCAGCGCTTCAAGACGTTCATCAAATCGGGGCGGTTCATGCTTCTTCACTACGCACGCGACGCCGCGACTTGCTTTGTTTTCCAACGACCACTTCGGACGTTTCGAGGTCGATGCCGAAGATGTTGCGAACCGCTTTGATGGCTCCGTTGACGTGGTAGATCACGGTGCTCATGCTGTGCCGAGAAATGCCCGTCCCCGACTCTTCGCCGAGCTTCAACAGACCCTGACGACTCGTGCCCAGATTCATGAGAACAAGGTCGAGGTAAGCATCATGCAAGGTCACCAGTTCGCCCGTTGCAGGTGACGGAACCTTGCCGCCGCGGGGACGCTTGGAACCCGTGCGCTTGGCTTTCTTCTTGGCCACGGGCTCAGGTTGCGGCTCAGGCTCAGGCTCAGGCTCAGGCTCGGGCTCAGGCTCGGGCTCGGGCTCTGGAATCGCTTTGCCATCAAACCAGATCGGTTCATGGCCCTTCTCAACAGCGTCAGACACTGCTTCAGAGAACTCGTACGCGGCGTCAGTCATTTCGTCAACGACCTTCTGTTCACGCATAGCGTGAGAAACGAGACGGATCACCCACGCCTTGTCGGTGTCCTCATCTCCACGGTTCAGACCGGTCAACGTGACCAGTTCGCTTTCGATTGCAGTCATACTTTCCTCGGGTTTGTTGCCAGTATTAGGCGGGAATCAAAGTGCGGTCGGTCCACTCTTGCAGCATCGGTCGAACCTTCCTCCACGGAAGGCCAGTGACGCGCTCACAGAAGTCGGCGATCCGCTCGAACGTGCCTGCGTCATTCGTGGGCTTGAGGCCGCAGCGCTCGAACTCACGGATGAAACAAGCGACAGGGGTCGGCGCATCACTGAGCGCCAAGTCAAAGTCGCTGCGGTCGTGGTGCCGATCCACAGCCGTGAGCCAAGCGTCAGCGGGGCGGTCAACACCATCATCGGCAGCGTGGAAGGTCGCGTCAGTGACCGTCTGATCGACGGTGGCGCGACGCTGAACCTTGCGGTCAAGCTCGATCAGTTTGCACTGGCAGCAGCGTTTGAAGAAGCCCAGGAACGCGACCTTGGTCGGCTCGCCGCTTGTATCAAACGCCACGGCGCGTGTGCCGTTGACGGGCTGCTTCCAGAATGCGTTGAGCGCCTTGCAGAAGACCACGCCCAGTTCTTGGATCAGGTCTTCAAGCTCGAAGCCGCGAGGCCGAAGCTGATTGCTGAACGACAAGGCTTGTTTGAAGGCGACGCCTTGAACCTCTTGATCGGTCCAGTCGATGGCGAGCGCGGGAGTGTCGTTGTTGGTTTTCATGGTGAGTGTGATACCGCGGCGAGACGGGATTGCCAGAACAATCGGCAACTGCTCAGCGCAGTTGCTCGAAGGGGTTGACCGGCGCAGCGTCGCCGACGAACGCGCCGCCGCGGATCGCGTCGCGCTTGGCCGCGTCCGCTCGCTCTTGCGCGAGCATCTCGACGACCTCGGCGTCAAGCGCGTCGAGCTTCGACCGAAGCTCAGCGACCGACATGCGCCGCATCTCCGCGTAGGCGTGACGCGGGCGAACGCCGTGCAGCGACTTGTACTGGTCGCTGATGAGGCTGATGAGGTCTTCGCGGGCGTCGGAGAAAGTGTTGCCGGTGATGGTCATGATTCTGATCTCTTCGTTGGTTGTTGGGGTGAGTCGCTTGCTGCGATGAGTGTTACCGTAGCATCATCGGCGAAAACGTCAAGCCACTGTTCTATGATTTTATAAAACTTTCTCAGCAGTGTTCCGCCTCGCTCTGCGCGATGCACATCTCAACCCAATCTTTGCGCTCAAACTCGGTCAAGCCACGTTCACGAGTTGCCACGATCTGCCACTTGTCAGCGAGGATGCTGCCACTGGCGTTGAACATGCCTGCCAAAGCCGCAGCGAACTCTGAGTTCGGGCAGTGCTGCTGAAGCTCATACGTCGTGTCGGTCGCGACCTCGCCCTTGTCGCAGTAGGTCGTGTGCTTAGCACGAACGGCGGTGCCGTCAACGTAAGCGGCGTTGTTGCGGATGAAGAGCGTGTTGCCGAGCGTGGTCATGATTCTGGTCTCTCAGTGATGGGTTGGGGTGAGTCGCTTGCTGCGATGAGTGCTACCGTAGCATCATCGGCGAGAAGTGTCAAACCACTGTTCTCTGATTTTCTAAAACTTTCCGACCCAATCGACGCAAGTCGGGCAACTGCTAGAGTTACAGCGCATCAAACACTTTCCAAAAACTCGGCCATGTCAGCGATTCCCATCTCACCGGGGTCGCTAAACTCGGGCGGGACGAACTCAAGACTGGCGTGGATCACCGCCAAATCACTTGCAAGGTCTAGCGCTTGAGCCTCAGCGCCTTCGTCGAGCAAGACGATCGTGCGCTCAGCTTGACGGCCAAGACTGACCAAGCGGCTCAGCTTCGCCGGGCCAGCGTGATTCGTCAGAAGCGCCACAGAGACCACGTCAGGGACGCCAGCCGCAGCAACCTTCAGGGCGTCGAACGGACCCTCAACGACGACCAGCGTGGCTCCTGCGACCTCTGGTGACGACTGCCAGACCAGCCGTTCCATAGCGTCGCCCTCCGGGTGCGCTAAGTAGCGAGCCCGAGCCGGGCCGATCGCTCGGCTAGTCCAACCAACCAACAAGCCATCTTGGTCACGGTAGATCGGAAACACGATGCGCGGAGCCCAACGGCCAGAGCCGCACCAGCGCAAGTCAAAGTCTCGCGAGAGTTCCTGCGGGTAGTGCAAGCCCCGCTCGCGAAGGTATCTCGCAAACGGCTCTTCGCGGCCAGTGCTGCCCGTGAACCTTTGAAACGTGCTCGGCATCTCTAAGGGTTGCAGTTCCGTCTTTGGCTGAGACTCAGGGGGCGACAACGCCCGCAGCAGTTCCGCAGTCGTCGAGGTCCGGTCACCGTCGCCGCTGACTTGGTCTTTGGCCTTCTGGTAAGCCATGCCCGTCAACTCTGACAGAAGCGCCGCGGGCGACAGCCAGTGCGAGGGGTCGCGCCAGCACCCGCGCACCTTGCCATCAGTCAACGAGATCGAATAATGGTGCTTCGTATCATTGCCGCAGAGCGGGCAGTTGATGCCGATGTGATCCTTGCGGACGTTCGCCGCAGGGCCGAGCACGTAGTCGATGCCGTGCTCATCAAGTATTTGCCGCCAGTCGATCACTCTTCTATCTACGCCGATCAACCAGCACTTCGTGAAGTTTTCGACCTTCGGTCAGCGCCTGCAAGATGCGTTCATCCACGCTGCTTTTGACCGTGATGTCGTAATAATACCGAGTCCCCTTGATGCCACCCTCACGACGAATGCGAGCTTCCATCTGACTCCGCTCAATCGTGCTGTCAGGCGACTCAACGAAGATCATGAAGCGCGAAGCGCCTTGCAGGTTGACGCCCTTTGAGATCGCAGTTGAAGCAACCAAGACGCGAGGCTTGCCGTTGCAGAACTCGTCCATCGCTCGGCGCTTCGCCGTGGCAGTCGTCTCACCGTTGATCAGAACAGCCGAGTGCTTCGCGCCTGCTAGAGCTTCCATCATCATTCGACACGTTGCTTGGAACCAGCAGACGATGATGACTTTCTCGTTCGATGGGATCTGTTGCAGAAGATCAAGAACAGCATCAAACTTCGGATTCTGCCGAAACTTGATCTCGACTCGCTCACCATCGTCAGTCTTCGCGCCAAGCCAGCCCGAACAAATCATTCTCATTCGAGTGTAAGCAGCCTCGACCAACGTGAGGTTCTTGCGGCTGTCAGCGAGTTCAGTGGCGACCTTGTCATAATAAGGACGCTGCTCGCTAGGTAGCGCAACCGGAACCGTCATGAGATCGCCGCCGAGACCACCGACCGCAGGCGGCAAGTCTTGGCATTCTGCTTCGCTATACCTCACCGAGCAGTTGCCGAGTCTTCGCGCCAGCGGCAGCTTGAGCTTGCGTTTGAAATGGTATTCGGCACCACCAAAGTAACCGCGCTCCTGACGGAAGAACGCAGCACGATAAAGCCCCAGCGTCTCGCCCAACGTGTAGCCCTCGTCGATCACGAAAAACTGACTCCACAAGTCGATCGGATTCTTGTCGAACGGCGTGCCCGTCAGGCCGTAGCAAAATCCAATCGACTTCCGCAACGATCGGATGATGCGAAACCAAAGGCTGTTGCTGTTTTTGATTGCTGTGCATTCGTCCAAGACCAACATGTCAAAAGCGTTGGCCATTCGTTTCAAAGAGTTGGCATCGGGCTTCATCTTGTTCTGCCCTTTGCCGTTGTCTTGCTTGCCGCAAACTAAGGTCGCGAGCCCGGCGTATGTAGCGACGACGATGTCAGCCGAGCTTTCGATCGTTGCCCATCGCGCCGATGATCCAGACTGATCGAGGCACGCAGCTACTAAGTTGGGCGCGTGCTTGCTGACTTCGATCTCCCATGCGCCCAAGTTCACGACGTTCGGAACCAGCACCAGCAAGCGGGACACTTGACCGATGCGCTTGCGATTCGCGAACAGGTCCAAGCTGATCTTCGACTTGCCGCCGCCCATGCCGAGCAAAAACAAGTAGGAAGGGTAGCGCCAACCTAGCAACGTGCAGACCTTCTGCGCTCGGCGTGGGGGTGTTTCAAACTCCAAGCCTTGCTTGGCAACCATGCGATCAAGCGTGTCTTCGGGCAAACTCTTCGCCGTCGAACTGTCGCGCATCGGACGCGCCATGAAGTCGCGAAGCCCTTTCTGCGAGATCATTCGTCGTCGCCGTCAAGGTCATAGTTTGACCCCATTCGAACAGAACTGCGAACGAAGTGCCCGGTCTCGTAAGACTGAGCAACCAGCACCGTGAATCGGTCTTGCTCCATTCTAGCCTTGGCAACGAACAGCCGCGCCACGCCCTTCGCTCGCTCAGCGTCCGTCTGGCTGTAAGTCAACAGCGTGTCAGCGGTGCCGATCTTGCCGCGGGCGTCAGCGGTGTGGTCTACGTCAACGCGCTTGGCCTTGAGCCCCGAGCTTGTCACCTGAGAAACAGTCGCCATGCCGACGTTCCACTTCTGCGCGATCGCTCGAAGACCCTCGCCAACTTTGATAGCTGCTTCCCACTTCGGCACGCCACTCGGCGTCGCCATGATGTCTGCGTAATCAACGATCACAAGGTCAGGGTGCATCTTCTTTCGCTCAGCCACGACCGTGATGAAGTTCTCAAGCTGATCAACTGTGAGCGTGCCCGTAGGGAACTCAGTGACAAGCAAGCGACCTTGACCTTGCAGCTTGCGTAGCTCAGTCCGAACGTAGTGCTCCGCGTCGGAGTCTTCTAACGCTCGCTCAACGGGAACGCGCACTTCTTTGACCATCAAGCCACGGTCGGCTGGGTCCGAAGTCTCAATGAACTTCTGATACCTCACCGCGTCCACCTTGCGATTCGGCAGACCCAGCATGCGTTGAGTGAGGCGTTGCGCGATGTCATCCTCACCCATTTCGAGGGACACGTACAAAACATTCTTGCCGTGCTTTCGAGCTTGGACGGCGAGGTTCAGAAGCCACCAAGACTTTCCTCGACCAGACGGAGCCAGAAGCATGTGAAGGCGACGGCGAGCCGGGCCGAGCCCGTAGCGGTCCAACTCAGCGATCCCGGTGGGGAACGACTCAACCGGGTCGAGCATGAAGCGCGTGGACAAGTCCAAGTCATCAGCGAACTCCATGCCCAAGTGAATAGTCGGTGCGCCTGCTTTCAGGCAACCGGACAACGTAGCCTCGGCATCAAGAAGACCTTCTTGCGTTCCCTTGCCAAGCGCTCGAACAGCTTTCGTGACGCCCTCACGAACGCGCTGAAAACGAACGAACGTCGTAGCTTGCTCGATAGCAAACGCCGGGTTGAACGCATCTCGCGTTGACTCCATCGACTCAAGCAAACGATGGAACGAATCCGAACGCTCAGGGTCGGCGTCAGCCGCGATCGCGATCAAGTCAGCAGTGTGCTCGCCGGGCGGTTGACTGTGCCTCGACCGGTAGTCGAGCGCCTGCTCTGCGATCTCGCGATACACCGGATCGAAGTCGCGGGGTTCGAGGATCGCCGCAGCTTGAGCACCAGTCTCGAAGTCGTAGCAAAGAAGGCAAAGAAGCTCTTCTTGGATCGGGCCTAGCAGTCGCTTCATGGAGAGAAATGAAGCGCCGCTTGAACGTGTTTCATGAAAGCCACCAACGTGCAGAACTCGCCTTCTGCTAATGCGCTCCGTTGCAGGATCTCCCTGCACACCATTCGTTCAAGCAACGCTGTTATGAGAGTAAAACGTATCGCCGCAGCAATCCAGCGCTCGCATAGCCGGGGAACTGCATTTCAATCGCCTGCGACGCGCTCTCAGCGTGCCGCAGCAGAGTTGAAGGGATCAACGGGGTATCCCATTCGTCGATCATGCGAACGACGCAGTCCGCAGCAATGCGGAAAGCACGACGACGTTCAGTCTGATCCTCTGGGCTAAAATACGCAGAGATCCATTCGTCCAGCGCTTTTGTTGAATCTTTGAAGCGAGACCAACCGCGAGCCTTGCGGATGATGCCCAACATGGGAACCGACATGTGCCGCCGTTCAAGCTCGCGAACGTAGCCCGCCCACATCAGTTCTTCGGGCGCGTCTACTCCGGGCGACTTCGACTCGGCGGCTCCTAGCAGTTTGCAGCGAGCGACAATCTGGGCGCGTTGATCCGCGTTCAGTTCGGCAAGCGCGTCAATGATGGCGTCGAGTTTCATGCGGTCGGCTCCTGACCGATCTGCCCGCGATACTTGCGGGCGAGTTTGACACAAGCGGCCCACTGCTTCGAACTCAGCAAGCCGGTCGTCAAGAACTGGTCAGCGAGCGAGTGGCCGAACTTCCCATCAAAGGCTGAGAAGCCAACGCCGTTTTCATCGCGAGCGTGGTCCGGGTCAAGCTCGGCGACTCTGACGATCCCGGCTGCGGCCCAGTCTTCGAGCGCGTTGGCCGCAGAGCGGCGGGAGCCATCGACGCGAACCTCACGACCATCATGAGCCGTGCCGAGATCCGCAAGCGTCTGAGCTTCGCGCTCACGCTTGGCTTGTTGCTTCTGCGCTTCGCGAAGAGCTTCGGCAGCTTTCAAGTCCGCAGCCATCTTGCTCGCCATCGCCGCAGCTTCAGTGAGCTTCGCGCCGGGTGCTTCCGGCAAGTGGTTCTGCTCGACGCCCGCGGCTTCGATCGAGTTCTCAATGATCTCTTGCTTCATGGTCAGCAGTTCGACAACGCGAGCGTCAAGCGGGTGGCTGGCGATCATGCGCGTGATGAAGACGTTCTCAGCGGCTTGACCGATGCGGCAGATGCGGTCTTCCATCTGGCTGACCGCGGCGGGGGTCCAGGGCAAGTCAACCATGATCATGTGATGCGCGTGAGTCAGGGTGACACCGACGCCCATGGCACCGAAGGTGCCTGCGATTCCCTTGAGCTTGCCCGCTTGGAACTCTTCGACGATCCGGCCTCGCTCATCTGCGGACGTGCTGCCGGTGATCGTAGCCCAGCCCGGACGATCTGCGAGCGCGTCAACCGGCGTCCGGTAGTCACTCGCAACCACGACCGGCGTGCCTTCCTCTTCGTAGGTCTCAACGAGCTTGATCATGGCGGGGGTCTTGGCCGCGGCGAGCGCGGCGCGAAGACGTGACTGCATCTCGAACGGAATGCCCGCGTCAGAGAGGTTGTCGATCGCGCTGAGGTCCAAGCCACGCGCTTTCATGGCTTCGACCGCTTCGTCACACAAAGCGACGGTCGCAGCCGAGAGGTTGTTGACGACGAGTTCCGAACGGGTCTTCGGCGGCAAGTCGGGGGCGACTTCGGCGCGGCGGCGGTGAAGCATGACGCGGCGAAGCCGGTCAGGAACTTCGGCGCTCGGCTTGCCCCAGTCAAGACCGTAGCGGCTGCTCGATGCGTTGAACATCCGCTTGAACTCATGCCAACCACCGAAAGCGGTGTCAGCGGTGCCCGTGAGCTTGAGCAGTTGCCAAAGCTCTGGCGGGTGGTTCATGAGCGGCGTGCCCGTGAGCAGCCAGACAAAGCCGTTGGAAGCGCGGACGAAGTCCACGACGGCGGTGAACCGCTTGGTCCGCTGCGCCTTGTAGTTCTTCACGTTGTGCGCTTCGTCGCCGATGAGGAACATGCCCGCGGGGGCCATCGGCATGTCAAGCGTGACCGAGCCGTCTGCCGCGATGTCGCCGGGGATCGAATCCCAAGTGGTGATCATCACCTCACCCTTGGACGGCCAGCGGAACTGACCCTTGCCGGAGAGCGAGACCGGGGTGAGGTCAGGACGCCACCGCTTGACCTCGCTGGCCCAGTTGTAACGAACAGCGGCGGGCAGAACGACCATCGCCGCGGCGTCAGCCGGGAGCGCCATCAGGGCTTGAACGGTCTTGCCGAGCCCCATCTCATCGGTCAGCAGAGCGCCGTGACGGGGCGCGAGCCACTGCAACCCGGTCTCTTGGTAGCGGCGCAGCTTCAAGCCACGCTCAGCCAGCATCGCGGAAGCGGCGGTCAGAGCCTGCTTCCCGGAGTCGGCGAGCTTGACCGCGTCGTTGGCGGCGTCGGTCAGCGCCAGAGCAATCTGCTCGTCAAGCGCGACTTCGAGCTTGGCCGAAGTGAAGCCGTCCAGAAGTCCAGGCACTGCGTTGATCGGTGCCCGGTTGGCTCGCTCACTGGGGACGAACCGCGCACCGTTCGAGGCGCACACTTCTCGGTATAGGGGGAAACGGTCGCGGCCCAAGAAGCCTGCGAGCTTCATCGTGACCGTCTGCCCGTCATCATCGAGGCGCATCTCAATTGCTGCGCCGTTGCTTTTCGTCGGTGTTGCCATGTCAGTATGATACGCAGAACTCGCGTCAGTTGTCGCGGAAGTATTAGAAAATGATCAGGCGTATTCGGCGGCGGTTGCGTGGTCGCCCGCGGCGACCGCGGCGCGGTGCTCGCGAGCGAGCCGAGCGTTCTCGGCAAGGCGAGCATCCGTCAGGCGGGCCATCTGGGCTAGCGCCGCCTTGCGGCTGTAGTAAACGCGAAACTTGACGCCGTCGAAGTCGAGCGTGCGAACCTTGCGGGTCGGGCCGTTCATCGGCTCGGCGACCTTCATGAACTTCCAACGCAAGTCGGCGAAGTCGGCGAAGCGTCCGTAGAGTCCGACGAGAAACACCGAGCCGTTCGCGATGGTCGTGAAGGCGTGAAGGGTCGGGCGGGTGCTGCCGAAGCAGTTGTAGAACTCAGGGCCGAACAGCGTGTGAACCTTGCTGCCGCGCTTCCACTTCTTCGCGATGCGAGGAAGGCTCGCGTTCAGTTCGTCGATCGTGGTGGTGGTCATGATTCTGATCTCTTGGTTGGGGGTGAAGTGCTCTCTGATTTTCTAAAACTAGCGTTCGTTCACGATGACCCAAGCCATGAGCGCCGAACGCTTCGTCGCGGCAAGCAGTTCGTCGCGGCGGGCTTCCTCACCGTCGATCATCGGCGCGACTGGGGCGACCCGCTCGACGCGGCGCGGCGCTTCGCCGTTGAAGATGCAGGCCAGAGCGCCGTGCTGCTGGTAGGCGGCCCAAGCCGCGTCGAGGTCGGCGAAGACGCCGTCGCGAACCCAATCGGCGAGCATGAAAGCGTCGGCGGCGGGGATGGTCTCGATCGTGGTGGCGTTGGTCATGATTCTGATCTCTTCGTTGGTTGGTTGAGTGAGTCGCTCGCTGCGATGAGTGTTACCGTAGCGAAGTTTGATGAGGATGTCAAGCCACTGCTCTCTGTTTTTTCTAAAACTCCCAGAACGGCGATTCAGCGCCGCAGGCGGGCCAGAACGCGCTTTCCGTATGCGAGGGTCGCAGACTTTTTTGAGCCCCTGGGGCCACCATTATGAGTGCGAGCGACCCGCTCAGCGTCCGCACGCGAAGCCCGCCCGGCGTCGAGCCTACGCGCTTCGTCGGGGCACCAGCGGTGCATGTATCGGCGAACGACCAACTCTGAAAAACTGCGCGACGTGAGGCACTGTGAGTGGTGACCTTTGACGCGACTGTCGATGAAGTAGCCGCGATGAATCTGGAGCGGTCCAAACGCTCTACCACCATCACCCTTCACGCCGATGCCGCTACCGCTACCGGTCTCGACTTGCTTGATCGCGTCGAGCATGTTGCGCCATGAGTACTGCGCGGGAGCCGAAGCAGCCAGCGCGAGAAGAACCAAGATCGTTCGAAGTTTCATACTTCGAACCTACGCATGATCATCTTGGTTCGTCAGAATTATTCTGAACGCGAGCACGCCGAGTCGCGTGGCTCAACTCATGCTCGACAACTGCGAGCCGTTGCCCGTAGTCATCAATCGTCTCATCAAGTTTCTCGACGACTGTCGAGACCTTGCTGACCGCGCCAGTCAGGTGATCAATCGAAGTGTCGAACCTCGCGAAGTGAGACTCGGCCTTGGCGTTGATCTTGCCAAAGGTCCAAAGCATCGAGACCAACATTGCGATCATCTGAACGGTCAAGCCGATCACCGCGATCATGATTGCTACAGATTCACTCGTCACGGGATCAGCTTGACTCGTTGTTGCTTCCAGACTGCGGGCCTAGCGACGGCGTCCGCGCATCGGCATCTTCTTGGCCTTCTTCTTGGCCTTCTTCTTGGCTCCACGCGCAGCCATGCCGCCGCCCATGCCGCCGCCGCCACGCATACCGCCACCACCTTTGCCGCCTTTTCTTGGTCCATACATCTCAACCACCTCTTCGAGTTTCAGACTACCACTTCACTACAGGTCACCATTTGACCCGGTTAGACCAAAATGCCGCCGACATCTTGCCCTTGGCAATGTTCTTGGCGTGCCGTGCTTTGAAGCTGCGCCGCTTCTGCTTCATCGCTTCAGACTCACCAGCCTTCGGCTTGCCCGCCGTCTTCGCGCCTTGCTGACCGAAGCGGATGACTTTGACTTGGTTCCCATCTTTGGCAACGACGACGTGAGACTTGGTCGGGTGGTTCGGCGTGCGCTTGGGCTGGTTGACTTCGTCAACGCCAGCCCTCTTTTTGGCCGCTTCAACCTTAGCCCGAACCGGGTCACGCTTCTTCGCTGCCATTGTTAGCCCCTCGCCGAGCGCCTCGCGCTCTTGGCTCGCTTAGTGTTGGCCACAACGCCGCGGCCCCGGCGAGACGCCCGGCGCTTCTTGTCATCGGTGGCCTTCGCCTCAGACTTTGACAGGCTTTTCCAAGCCGCGTCAGGGAGATACCTAGCCGTCACCGTGCGGCCAGACTTGTCTTTGCGCTTGGCTGGCTTGCCGTCGCGGGTGCGCCACTTTTGACGGGTCCAACTGTCGAGCGACTTCTGAGACTTCTTCTTGCTGGCCATGGTCAGCGGCCTTTGGTCCTCATTGCTGAACGATGCGCCTGCGTGAAGGTCATACCGCCCAGCATCAAGCGAGTCATCTCGCGCATGTGCGAAGGGGTATGATGCTGCGAGTGTCGCTGCATCGCCCGCTTTTGCTGAGGGGTCAGGGTCTTCTTGGATTTCTTCTTCTTACTAGCCACGGTATCCGCCTCCTCTCGCCTTGTATTGCTTCGCCAGCATCTGAGCTTTCCGCGCAGACCACTTACCAGCCGGGCCACCCTTGCTGCCCGCCTTGATGCGTTCGAACATACGTTTCCGCATCTCTGGCTTGGTGTAGTTCCCGGCTTCGTTGACCCGAGACTTGGTCTTGCGCTTCGCAGCCATAGGCTACAGCGTAGCCAGAATCCGCGAGCCTGCAAGGTCTCGCGGCTAGCCTTCGAGCATCGTTTGTTGGTCGGCGTCGCTCATTCGGAAGCCGTAGTCTACCGGCTCCCCTCTCATCACAAACGCGAGGCGGTAAGCGACCGTCGCTTCGTTCATGCCCTCAGCCGCGACCGAAGTCGGCAGACGGTCCACGTTGACCCGGCGCAAGTTCACTTCGCCGCCGTTATCATTCAGCCACCACCAGACGCCCAGCACGCTGACCAGATGCTCACCGTTGGTCAGCTTGCGAGCCATCCAGTTCGTCGGCTGCGCCGGGTCCGCACCCGTGCCGCATAGCCGGAACATCTTCAGCAGGGAGACAACCTTGTCCATGTCCATCGTTCTGTTCCTCGTTGATTGTATTAGAGTCTGAAGAGGTCGATCCGCTCACCGTTGACTGCGATGGGCGTCCAGTGCTCCAGGTTGATGCTGCCCGCAGCGTTGATCTTCTTGACCAGCTTGAGCGCTTGATCAGGGGTCAGCAGGTTACGAGTCAAGCCAGACGGCAGGAACTCGACAACGCCGCGGAGCGCGTAGGTGACGAAGTTGTCGCCTTCCCGGCATTGCGCGTAGACGCGAGAGTTCTTGCCGCGGTAAGCAATCTGAAGGGTGGTGGTCATGATTCTGATCTCTTCGTTGGTTGGTTGAGTGAGTCGCTTGCTGCGATGAGTGTTACCGTAGCATCATCGGCATGAAGCGCAAGCACCTTGCCTCTGTTTTTTCTAAAACTTTCTCAGAACGCGCCCTGTTCGAGCCCTTCAACCCAGTAGGCGGCCCAAGCCGCGGTCGCCGCAGTCTCGACGATTGCGGCTTCCAGAGCCCGCCGCGACGGCGGTCGCCAGACTTGATCCGCTCGATCAGGGCCAGCCCCTTGTCCGCGCTGATCTTCGTCAGGCGGGCGATCTCGGCGGGCAGCTTGATGATGCTGCGAGCCGCGTGCAGCTTGGCCGAGTCGTGCTGCTCGCGCAGCAGTTTCACCTGGAAGGCCAGAGTCTCTGCGAGCGTCATGGTCGTCGTCGTGGTCATGAAATCAGCGCCTCCATCGCCGCGGCGTTCAGCGCCGCGGTGCGGGTCTTCGCGTGGGTCTCGCCACCGAGCCACCAGACGCCGCCAGAGGCGTCCACGTCAGACACCACCTGAGCCCGCCAGCGGGCCGCGTGAGGCACGTTCGAAGACGGATCGACGAGCGGGTCACGCTCGACGTGCCAGACCGCCAGCCAGAGGCCGTCGCGGCGGATCAGCTTAGCACCGGGCCGAGTGACCCGGCATGAACACAGCACCTGCTGTTTCTTGGAACTTGTGAGTCGCATGATTCTGTTCTCTCTGATTGGGGGATTGGTTGGTTGAGTCGGGTGCGGCTTAGCAGCCGCCGTCGCGCTCGCCGAAGGCGATGTCAGCCAGAGCTTCTCGCGTCACGGCCCAGCCCTCTACGCGGCGGAAGCACCTAGTCTGGCCGTATGACGACCACTTGACCGGCACCACGACTTCGGTCGGGCTGATGCGAACCCAGCCTTCGTAGTCCCACACAGCCTTCAAGTGCTTGCGAGCGGTGGAGACGCTGACGCCCATATGCTCAGCGACCTCTTTGGTCGAGGGGTCGCGGCGGTGCGCCTTGAAGAAGTTGATCACGGCGTTGATCGCGAAGTTCGGCTTCGCGTTGACGGTGTTGGGCTCGGGGGTGGTGGTCATGATTCTGGCCTCTCTGGTTGGGGGTTGGTTGGTTCGGGTGCGGCTTACCACTCGCCGCGCTCAGCGTTTTCTTCAGCCAGCGCGTCGGCCTCTGCGTAACTCAGTTCCTCTTCCCAAGTGGCAACAGGAACCCACAGAGCCGTGTTGATCTTGCCCGCGACGTTGACCTTCGCGGCCAGCGCCCTTGCTTCATCGTGAGTCAGATCGCGGCAATCCAACTCGTAAGTGACGGTCGTCCGGCAGGTCAGTCGCTGGTTGTACTTGGTGACGTTGGCGCGAACGGCTTTGCAGAACGGCTTGGCGCTGTTCTTCTCGATGCGGGTGGTGGTCATGATTCTGATCTCTTCGTTGGTTGGTT